TGGCTCCTAGATGGAAAAAGCTATAGATGGATTGGGAATCACATGGGATTATCGTTTTCCCACATCAAAAGAATTCGTGATTCTATTGTCGTGCAGTTAGCAAAGGAAACAAATGGCACAAATGGCACAAAAGACACAGATTTGAAAAGTGTGGTATGATGATTATGAGGGCTAGGAATGGATTAGCTACCCATTCGACAAGAAGTTTCCCAACTTCTGCCCTTTAGCACTCCTAGGGAAATAACTGTGGGAGGTTATAACAATGAAAAACCTTTACGAAATTAAGGATGATTACACAATCATATTTGTTAAGCGTAAAGGAGAAACTTATGAAGTAATGATTGATACTGATGATTTAGAGTTAGTATCAAATTTTAAAGGGACATGGCACCTTGATAATAGGGGCTACATAAGAAGAGTGATTCAACAACGAGTGGAATTATTGCATAGATTAATTACAAATCCACCTAAGGATATGGTGGTAGATCACATTGATTGCAATCCGCTTAATAATCGAAGAAGTAATTTAAGAATCGTTACTTGGGGTCAAAATACACAAAATATAACTTCCAATAAGCGAAGTAAGGTTGGTATTAGAGGTGTATCTTTAGATAACAGGTGGAACCCAAGATGGAGAGCAAGACTTAGAGTGGATGGAAAGGATATTAACTTGGGTTATTATGACACAAAAGAAGAAGCAGAAGCCGCAGTGATTAAAGGGCGAGCTAAATACTTTCCATTTTCAAAAGAAGCAACATACATAAAAGATTAACACTAAGCACCCTTAGCGGTGCTTTTTCTTTTGCCCAAAACAATATCGGAGGTGTAGGTGATATGTGATGCCTAACTGGGAAGAGATTAGAAAAGAATTTGAAACATCAAAAACAACATTAGCTGCATTAGCAGAGAAACACGATATTAAACTAGGTACATTAAAAAGTCGTAAAAGCCGCGAAGGGTGGTCAAGAGGATCGCCTAAAAAAGATGCAACCAAAAATAAAAAGGTTGCAACCGTGGAACCAGTTATTGAATCGACTGATTTAACAGACAAGCAAGAGTTATTCTGCTTATACTATATTAAGTATTTCAATGCAACTAAGGCTTATCAAAAAGCTTATGGGTGTGCCTATTCAACTGCTATGGTAAACGGACATGGCTTACTAAGAAACCATAAGATAGCTACTGAGATTGAGAGATTAAAGCGGGAACGGCAGCAGGGTATATTCTTGGAAGCACAAGACATACTCCAAAAGTATATTGATATTGCTTTTGCAGATATAACCGACTTTGTTGAATTTGGTCGTGAGGAAGTACTTGATGATTTAGGAAATCCTTTTGAAGTGAACAGAGTGAAGTTTAAAGAGTCAACCGAGGTAGACGGCACTTTGATAACTGAAGTAAAACAAGGTAAAGATGGTGTATCAGTTAAGCTTGTTGACAAGATGAAAGCCCTTGAAATGCTCTCCAAATACTTTGACTTGTTATCAGAAAATGACAAGAAACGATTACAGGAAGAGAAGTTGAAGGCTGAAATAGCAAAAGCGAAAGCAGAAGCCGAAAGAATCACCAAAGAGCATTCAGATGATGATTTAGAAGAGATCGTCATTGTCGATGAATGGAGCGATGATGATGGCAACTAAGAAGAAAAATAGAGTTGTCTTTGATGTCCAGAAGAATGTCAATCCACACTTTAAAGATGTTTGGACATCAAATAAGCCATATAACATCTTAAAAGGTGGGCGTAACTCGTTTAAATCGTCTGTCATTGCCTTGAAGCTGGTTTTTATGATGATTATGTACATCATAAAGGGCGAAAAAGCTAATGTAGTCGTTATCCGTAAAGTTGGTAATACGATTCGTGATTCTGTATTCAACAAGATTCAATGGGCGATTAAACTATTTGGAATGACCAAGCGGTTTAAGCCTACCGTAGCACCTTTTAAAATTACGCACAGAAAAACAGGATCAACATTCTACTTTTATGGGCAGGATGACTTCCAAAAATTAAAATCAAACGATATTGGCAACATTATTGCTGTGTGGTTTAACAAAATGGATCACAATAAACTCCTCTAATTCGGTGGACACCCTAACGTAAAGCCGAGGGTAATACCGAGCGAAGTTATGTTAATCAAAATGGTAAAATTACGCTAGTTACCTATACCAAACTATGTTATAATATTACTGAGGTGATATTATGGCTGAACGATGGAAATGGGTAACTGGTTATGAAGGACTTTATATGGTTAGTGATACGGGGATGGTTAAGGGTATTAAATCTGGCAAGATACTTTCCAATAAAAGATACAATCATGACGGATATGTTCAGGTTGCATTAAGAAAAGATGGAAAAACACGAGAGTTTATGGTTCATAGACTTGTAGCTCAAGAGTTTTTACCAAAACATGATAACCCTGAGAAAACAACCATAAATCACAAAAACGGTATAAAAGATGATAATAGGGCTGAAAACTTAGAATGGATGTCAATGTCAGAACAAATGAAACACGCCTACGAAATGGGCTTCAAGAAACCTAAAAAAGGATGTAAAGTTCTAACAGAAGAAGAAATGAAAGAAATAAAAAGAACTTACAAACGATATAAAAAAGGTTATGGTTCTGTTGCATTGGCTAAAAAATACGGAGTGGAAAGTACAACAATTCTAAGGGTAGTAAACGGTCATTTTGATTAACATAAAACGTGTAACGACTATCGAAACCACGTCATCTGACGGAAGGGAGTAGAGTAGGGTTCAAGTGAACTCGAAACGGGGAGCATCTAGGCTCTCTTTTTTATTGCCTAGATGAAGATATAGTCTGATCTATATGGAAACATATAGAGAATATACGGAAACGGTATATTCGCAACATAATGTGAAGAAGCAGCAGAATTTGACGACTCAGAAGAATTCGACCAAACAAATGTTACATTTATGCGGCAAAAGCATCCATTAGCTCCTTTTGTCCAGTTCTTTTGGTCTTACAATCCACCACGAAATCCTTATCATTGGATTAACGAGTGGTCGGACAGTTTAAAAGGCGAAGATAACTATCTTGTCCATGAATCCAGTTATCTTAATGACGAACTAGGCTTTGTGACTGAGCAGATGCTTGCTGATATTGAGCGAATAAAAAGCAATGACTATGATTATTATCGTTATATTTATTTAGGTGAGCCGGTAGGACTTGGAACAAATGTTTATAATATAGCTTTATTTCACCCTTTGGATGAGTTGCCGGATGACGATGATATCCTGCTAATTGATACGGCAACAGATACAGGACACCAGGTATCAGCAACAACACATGGCGCTTTTGCACTAACTAAAAAGCAAAGAGTTATCTTATTAGATACTTACTATTATTCGCCGGAGAACAAGGCAAATAAGAAGGCTCCTAGCGATTTATCGAAGGAGTTTTATGAATGGATGAATAAGGTTAGAGAAACTTACAAGAAACCTATTGATGTGCTGACAATCGATTCAGCAGAAGGAGCTTTGCGTAACCAAGTTTTTAAAGATTACGGAATTAGGTTACATCCAATAGCAAAAAAGAAAAAAGTAGATATGATTGATAACGTCCATGACTTATTAGCTCAAGGGCGTTTTTATTATTTAGATACTCCAAATAACAAAATATTTATCGAGGAACACAAGAAATACCAGTGGGATCCGGATACTTTAAACACTGAGGATCCAAAAGTTATCAAAGAAGATGATCATACCGTAGATATGTTCCAGTACTATGTTAATGACAACCTTCGAAAATTAGGTCTGAAATTCTAGGTGGTGATGCAATGTTTCAAAGGATAATTACCGCACTGAAAAGGGGGTTGGTTAAGATAGGACTATTGAAAAGCATCGAAAAGCTAACAGACCATAAGGATATTTCCATTAACGAAGAAATGTTTCGGAAAATAGAAATCTGGAAAGCCCTATATAAGGGCTACCATGAGCCGTTTCATAAAGTCGAGTATAAAACCATCGGTGGATTGAAAAACCGTACTATGCTGACCCTTAACATGCCGAAGGCGGCTGCTTCGGAAATGGCATCGTTAATCTATAACGAAAAGTGCGAAATCAGTATTGATAATGATAAAGTTTCTGAGTTTATCGAAGGAGTATTTAAGGACAATAAATTTGATAAAAAGTTCCAAGATTATCTTGAGTACATGCTTGCACATGGTGGCATGGTCATAAAACCGTATGTTGAAAATGAGAAAATTCTACTTTCCTTTGTCACAGCTGATTGCTTTATTCCGATTTCATGGCGCAATGATACCATTCATGAAGCTGTTTTTCCGTATGAATTCAAGAAAAGGGATAAGAAATATACTCATTTAGAATGGCATTTGTGGGAAAACGGTGAGTATATCGTCCGAAATGAAGTCTATGAATCTCAAAACGGCGTTGATTTAGGTATTAAAGTACCGTTAAAAGACCATTTCCCTGACTTAGAGGAAGAGGTAAGAATAGGTCATATAAAACGTCCTATTTTCGCTTATTTTAAGCCAAACACGGCGAATAATATTGACACACAAAGCCCGTTGGGAATTTCTATATTCGCTAATGCACTTGATACCTTAAAGGCGATCGACACAGCGTTTGATAGTTTCCACCGTGAATTTAGGCTAGGGAGAAAAAGGATTCTTGTTCCTGCTCATATGGTGAAGGTGGTTATTGACCCAGACACAGGAAAAGCGCATAGATATTTTGATGATACCGATGAAACATACGAAGCCTTTAATGGTGGGAGTATGGATGACAATGAAATTAAAGATATTTCCGTTGAGTTGAGGGTAGAGGAACATATCGCTGCCATCAATGCATTTCTGAACCTGTTTGCTATGCAGACAGGTTTTTCTAGTGGCACCTTTACATTTGATGGTCAATCCATGAAAACGGCAACAGAGGTTGTTTCCGAGCAATCTAAGACATTCAAAAGCAAACAATCTCATGAGGTTATCATTGAAGCCGGATTGCAGGAGTTAATCGAATCTATTGTTGCTATGGGTGAATTGTATGAAATGATCACAGTGCCTGATAAATACGAGGTTACAGTCACTTTTGATGATTCCATAGCAGAGGATAAGAATGCAGAAATTGATCAACAAGTTAAGTTAGTAACAAATGGTCTTATGTCTAAAAAACGTGCAATTATGAAGGTTTTGGGTATCACTGAGGATGAAGCATCAAAAATCTTGAATGAAATATATCAAGAAGAAAGGCGGCAATCCCCTGAATTAGAGGAATTACAGGCGGAAGGCGCCTTATTTGGCGCGAGGGAGTGATTTTGGTGAATGTCTTAAAAAGGATTTTTTGCAAACATAAATATTCCCTTTTTGTTCGGAAAGACCTTCAAGGTGGCTCTTTCTATGAGTGTTCCAAATGTGGAAAGTTGCGTGTTTAAATGAATCCAGAAAAACCAAAAATCACACCTACACAACTAGACCTATTCACTGAGCCGGTAACCGACATTTACCGAGCCTTGGAGGATGAAGTCTTTCAAATGGTTGCCAAACGGTTAAAAACAGGTAACAAAGTAGGCAAAGATTATGTTCTCCAATGGCAAGTTGAGAAAATGCAAGAATTGAGGATATTAAACCAAGAAACAATTAAAGCATTATCAAAAACTACTAAAATAGCTGAAAAAGAGATTATCAAAGCCATTGAGGATGTCGGATATAAAACCATAGCAAGTGTAGACAGTGAACTTAAACATGAGTTTGAACAGTTACCAATGCCAAATCATATCGACACAATTCTAGAAACCTATGTCAAACAAACATTTAGGGAAATTGATAACTTTGTCAATCAAAGTCTTATTACGACAAACTACGGTGAAGGAACCGTAACCCGGATGTATCGTAAAATCGTTGAGGAAACCACTGGAAGGGTTTTAGCAGGAACCACGACAATTAATAAAGCGGTGGCTGAAACAGTCATTAGATGGTCCGACAAGGGCATCGAAACCGCATTTGTTGATCGTGGCGGCAATGTTTGGAGCCTTGAAAGATATGCTGATACTGTTATTCGATCTACAGTCAATCGTACTTACAACGAGTTGCGTATATCTCGTATGGGTGAATACGGTGTTGATCTTGTTTTAGTTAGTAGTCATCCTGACCCGAGGGAAGCATGTGCACCAATACAGGGTAAGGTGGCGTCAATCAAAAATCCATCAAGCAATCCTAAGTATCCATCCATTTATGAATTTGGATATGGTGAGCCTGGGGGATTACGCGGTAAACTTTATGCCGCGTCTAAACAACGTGAACCTCATTACTCAAGGGTGTTTAATTATACGGTATCAATTGTAGACACAAGAACAATTGTTTGGTATAATTAAGCTAACGGGGAAACCTTTTATAAGGCAATCCCGTGCCAAGTTCTTGGGGGTGATTGTATGAACAGTTTAAAAATAACTGGAATTTACAAATTAACAAACGTAATCAATGGCAAAATATATATTGGGCAAAGTAAAGATATAGCTGAAAGAGTGAGAACACACATAAAAGATTGTGAAAGAGTAGATGACCGTAGAGGTCGAAAAGCGTTATATGATGATATGCGAAAATACGGTCATGAAAATTTCAAGTTAGAAATCCTTGAAATATGTGATGAAAGTGAATTAGACGAAAAAGAAATGTATTATATCGAAAATTATAATGCAACTAATGAAAAAATAGGGTACAACCGGACAAAATACGCAAAACCTTTCCAAGACCCTAAAATAGTAGCTAAATCACATAGTCCAAGGATTATGAAAATGCATGGTAAGAGAATTAGAAAATGGAATTTACAACAATGGCAAAATCCTGAATATCGAAAAATGAAATCAGAAGCATCTAGTAAATTGCAAAAAGAAAGATTGAAAGATCCTGAATACCATGCTGAAAAAACCAAACAATTAAAACAAGCGACAGACAAAATGAAAAAACAAGTTGCCCAATATGATAAAGATGGAAACCTTATCGCTATTTATGATGGAATTAGAGAAGCTGGTAGACAAACCGGGATTTCCCACCAAACAATTCAAAAAGTAGCGAAAGGTGACAAATACCGAAAAACAGCCGGTGGTTACGTTTGGAAATACCTCGAAGAAAAGGTGTAGAGACTATCGAAAGCAATTAAGCATCCGTCAAGGGTGCTTTTTAGTGAGTAGAGTAGGGTGGACGATGAGTTACCACTCGAAGCGCGTTGCACGTTATTTAACGTGAAGATATAGTCCAATCCTCATAGTGATATGAGAAAAGATTGATAAACTGTCGTCACATGTTCCATCCGTGGGTTGAGGGCTTAAACACGAATAATCAACCACAATATGACGAAGCAACAATGGCTCGTAACCGTGAATTATCTCAAAAACAACGTTATCTTGAAAGGCAAGTACGAAAGGCAAAGCGTTCACTTATGCTTGCCGAAGAAATCGGAGACGAGGAAACGATACAGCGCTATAAACGTTTGGTTAGGTCCAGACAAGCTACACTGAGAGAGTTTGTTGCAGAGCATAATCTAATCCGAAGATATGATAAGGAAAGAGTGATTGTCCGGGGTGGGAATCATTCGTAATAAAAATAATGTCTTGTCTTTGGCCAATAGACGCTATAAACAGGGCTTTTTATTATGCCTTTTATCTGTTAGGCGTTAAAGAAACAGAAGGAAATTTTATCCGTTATGGAGGGTTAAAACATGCAATTTAATTATAAAAAAGTCGATCAAGCGACTAAAAATCTTGAAGGAATCAAAAAGTCATTTTTGCCTATGGATCTCCAATTTTTCGCAGAAGGAGATCCGGCACCAAGCGACCCACCAGGGGGGAATGAACCTGGAGCCAATCCACCTGCTGAACCACCAAAACCACAGGATCCACCTAAAACGTTTACGCAGGAGGATATAAACAATATCGCCGCCAAAGAAGCGAAAAAGGCCCAAGAAAAGCTATTAAAACAACTAGGGATTGATGACTTTAATTCCGCAAAAGAAGGCCTTGAAAAGTTTAAAGAGTGGCAGGAAAGCCAAAAAACAGAAGCGCAAAAACAAAAGGAACAGCTTGAGAGCCTTTCCAACGAAAAAGAATCACTTGCATCTGAAAATGAAAATTTAAAGGCTCAATTAAGCGCATTAAAACATGGTGTTAAAGCTGATTCAGTTGAGGATGTTGTAGCGCTTGCCGAACGGCTAGTGAGTGATGATGTCACGATTGACGATGCCATTAAGCAAGTTGTTGAAAAATATCCACAGTTTTCAGCAGAGGAACCGCAGCAGGGAGAAGGAAGCAAGCCAACCTTTACAACAGGGCAGCATCAGACATCTGGAAATCCAAATAACGATCCATTTGCTGCCAAGTTGGCAAAATACAATAATTAAAGAAAGAGGTAGTGTGAAATGACAAAAAACCAAAACCAAGCAGCACGTAGTTATCAACAGCAATTTAGACAATTGCTTCAAGCGGTATTCCGCACACAAGCATATTTCCGTGACTTTTTCGGCGGAGAAATTGAAGCGCTGGACGGGGTACAACACAACGAAAACGCTTTTTACGTTAAAACTAGCGATATTCCGGTTGTTGTAGGAACAGAGTATGACAAAGATCCAAATACTGCATTCGGAACAGGAACAAGCAACAGTAATAGATTTGGTCCAAGAACTGAAATAATCTATCAAGATACACCAGTACCTTACACATGGGAATGGGTTTACCACGAAGGGATTGACCGTCACACTGTTAACAATGATTTTCAAGCTGCAGTCGCTGATCGTCTAGATTTACAGGCGCAAGCCAAAATTAAGAAGTTCAATTCACAGCACAGTAAGTTTATCTCAAGTATTGCTGCTAAAACTGAAACACTAGCAGACTACAGCGCTGACAATGTACTTGCTTTATTTAATGAGTTGTCAAAGTACTATATCAACATTCAAGCCATCGGAAATAAAGTGGCTAACGTAAATGCTGATTTGTATAACGCTATCGTTGACCATCCATTAATGACAACTGGTAAACACTCAACAGCAAATATTGACGAGAACAACGTTGTACGATTTAAAGGTTTTACAATTAACGAAGTACCAGACGAGTTATTGCAAGACGGAGAAGTCGCTTATGTTTATATCACTGGTATCGGTAAAGCATTTACGGGTATTAATACTGCTCGCACAATCGAATCTGAGGACTTTGACGGTGTAGCTCTACAAGGTGCTGGTAAAGCGGGAGAATTTATCTTGGATGACAACAAAAAGGCCGTTGCTAAAGTCGTATTGGAAGTACCGGTTGGGTAAGGTGATCTAAATGGCTAAATATAAAGCATTAAAAAAGTTTAAAGACGTTGAAACTGATGAAGTTTACGAAACTGGCCAAGAAATCGAAATGACAGTCAAACGTGCTAATGAAGCCATCGAGAACTTGAAAAAGTACGATGGCGAATTTTTAGAACGCATTGACAATAAAAAGTCAGAGGATCCAGAGAAAGATCCAAAGAAAGAAGAAAATGAAGAAGTAGAGGAAGGCGAATAGGCTTTCCTCTTTTTTTAGGAGGTTAGCCCATGCCTTACTTAACTTATATCGAATACCAGGAACTAGGCTTTGCGGAAATAGAACAAACTGAATTCGATAGATTGCTAAAAAGGGCGAGTGATGCCGTTGATGGTGTCACCCGCCATTTTTATAAATATAGCAATCTAGAAGAAGATGTTTCTTTCCGCAGGGAGCAATTTAAAAAGGCGATTGCTGCCCAAATAGAATATTTTCACGAAATGGGAGCAACAAATTCGCACGGATTGAATGAACCATCAACTGTACAGATTGGAAGAACAGTACTGTCGGTTGGTGCTAAAAACTCACAGCAATCCCCTCAGAACCATTTGATTAGTAAAGACGTGTATTTCTATCTAAAGGACACCGGACTTCTTTACAAGGGTTTAGGGGTGGTTTAAATGTATGTTAGACCATTGCCTAAAGCGTGGCTAATCCATGAAATCGAGTATGAGGGATTCACTGGTGAAAAGGATGATTGGGGAAATGAGCAATTTGAGGAACCAATCACCATAAAGCATGTAAGATTTGACGATTCTACTGTGTTTTCAAGGGATAATCTGCAAACTAAAGTCTTAGCGGATGCGATTATCTTTGTAGATGCCATGAACAGTACGCCTATTCTAGATTTTAAAGAGCAATCGAAAGTGAAATTTGGTCAAAAGGATTATGTCATCCAGAAGGTTGTACCTTGCTATTATCCGCATAAAAACGAGATCCACCACTGGGAACTTGAGGTGATTTGATGGCTGTTAGAGTAAAGGTCACGAAAAATCTAAAAGGTGTTGTTAAGCGAACAGCCCAAATGACAAAACAAGGGCAATATGCCTTGGCAAACCAAGTACACGCTGACAGCAATCTGTATGCACCAAGGAAATCAGGTGATTTAAGGAATCAATCCAATGTTTCGCCGGACAATAAACAAATTATTTGGAATGTACCCTATGCACGAAGGCAGTACTACAACTACGGCGCTAAATTCACTACTCCAGGAACAGGTCCTAAATGGGATTCAAAGGCATTGGCAATCCACGGAAAATCATGGGAACGAATAGTAAAGAAGGCGATGAAGTGATATGGAATTAGATTTTATGGATCAGTTAAATAAAAAAATCAATAGCATGAACCTTTTTGCAAGTTCCAGGATTGGCTTGCTGGGTGCTGATGAATCCATTTCTATTATGGCCATGCCCGGTGGAGAAGAAACGGCTTTTTTTGACGGAACAAGGGATAAATCATACAACGTGCAAGTGAACGCTAAAAGTAAAAACCAGTTGAATTGCTTTAATGCATTAACGAAAATCTATCAAACTCTTGAAAACTTAGACGATTTGCCGAGCGAAAACGGCAGCTATGACTTTCAAGGAATTACAACCCAATCCCTTCCATCCCTGTTAGAACGGGATGAACAAGGGTATTGGGTTTATGTGCTTTCTATAAGTGCAAAAATCACGATTTATAAGGGAGTTGAAGTGTAATGGCACGAAAAAAGAATGCTTTAACGGAATATTATGTCGGTGATATTCCAGCAAGTGAAATGGAAACAACTGAATACTTCCGTTTAGCTAAATGGGTTTCTACTGTAACGGATGATTCCGAAGAGGAAACAGAGGATCAGGGTTTTTATGATAGTGACGGTACTCCGGAAACCGATGTCATCAGTGTGAAAAAAACCTATACGTTTGAAGGATCTTATGACGAGGAAGACCCAGCCATGAAATTTATCGCTGGTCTTGAATTTGAAACGGGAGAAGCACGAAAAATTATGTTTAAACAGGTTCGCACCAATGGAGATACACTCGAGGGAAAAGCTACTGTATCTGAAATCAAGGTTACGGGTGGCGAAGCAACAGAATATGCAACGTTTGAATGTACAATCGCATGGGATAAGAAACCAACAATTACAAAAGCAACAACTGGAGCATAAGAGGACTTATCGAAGTCCTCTTTTTAATACTTTAGGAGGGATATTATGGCTATTAAAATTCAAACGCAGAAAACGGAAATACCTGTTGAAATTGGAGACTTGAAATTCTCTTTCAATGTATCTGACGAATCAATAAAGAAGTTTCGTAACGAAGCGATTAAGGTTCAAAAGGAATTAGAAGAAATTGCTATTTCCGATAACGACGACCAAGCACTCGAACAAGCAAAAGAGGCGTTAAAGCGTGGGTTTGAAATTATGCTCGGCGAGGGATCTTTTAAAAAAATTTATGATATTTCTCCCTCCTTAGTTTTGTGTATGCAATACTTTGTCCAAATTGCAATTGGAATTGATGAAGAGCTTAAAAATATGGGGTTCTCACAATCGCAAAAGGACCTAGCAAAGAAATATTTAGCACAAAAGAAATAGGTGAGTGCCATGGATTTGGCTTATCCTTTGACTGAAACTGTTGAGATTGACGGGAAAATCTACCAGATTGATTTGTCGTTTGATAATGTTCTTAGATTGATAGATATGTTAAACGATAAAGAATTAAGCGATATAGTGCAAATAGAGACAGGCCTATTAATGTTGCTTGGTGTAGACCTTGATTACCCAATTGAAAAAAAGGAAGAAATCTTTTACCAAATTTTCTATGAAACGATTGGGAAAGAAGTAGAGGAAAATATTCCAGTAGACATTGAAGGTAACCCAATGCCTGCAAAAAAAGAGGAAAAGGTGTATTCTATCAAACAAGACGCACCTTATATTTATGCGTCCTTTTACCAGGACTATGGAATTGATCTATATGAAATGCAAGGAAAATTACACTGGGAAAAGTTTAAGGCACTGTTAGAAGGATTAAGGCCAGATACGAAATTTAAAGAAATTGTTAACATACGAACAATGGAACTGCCAACCGGAAAAGGTACAGAAAAACAGCGTAAACACATAAGAGAATTGAAAGAAATCTACAAATTAGATGAATAGTCACCCCACATAATGTTAATATTGTTTTTGAAATATATACATAATGTGGAGGGGAAAAGGATGTATAAAAAGTGGTTGTTTTTAACCATTTCGCTTATTGTTAGTTTATCTTTAGTCGCTTGTGGCAACGAAACAGAAAATCAAGAGGTTGAGAATGAGCCGACTGAGGAAGTAGAACAGCAGGAAGAAGTAAAGAAACCAATTAATTACAAAATTGAAATTGGTGAACAATTAACCTTTGAGAAGTTCGATGTAGAAATCAGAAGAGTGAAAGTGAAAGAAAAGAAAGACGAACTGCATGCTGATATTATATTGGCTTGGGTAAATAGGGATTACGACTACGGTTATCCAGAAAAAACACTTTATACTACTACAACACTTGAAGTGAAACAAGGTGAAGCGGTTCTGAATGAAATTAATGACGCTTGGAATGTTGAGAATAAAGATAGGAGTTCAGTATTTGTGCCGAATAAATTAAATCAAGTGTGGGTAGTAGAGCTAACATATAAACTAAAGGATAACGAAACGCCAATTGATCTATACTTTACTCCATTAACCGAAACAGAAGAAACTCAAAAATTCACTATTAACTTAACAAATGAATAATAAAATTTTAGAGCCTTTAAGGGCTCTTTTTTATTTGCCTAAAAGAAAGGCGGTGAGTAAATGGCTAGTGATGGCAAGGTTGTAATAGATGTCATTCTCGAAGATGGCACTGTCGCTAAAGGTGTAGCAAACATAGACAAAAAACTAGGCGGCGTAACCAATGCCGGAAAACGTGCAGCAGCTGGAATAAAGGAAATGGTAACAGCGTTAGGACTTGTAGCACTCGCTTCCAAAGCTATAGATGCAGTGAAAAACTCACTAGATGGTGCCATCGCCCGTTATGATACGCTGAAAAGTTTCCCGGTTGTTATGGAACAAATAGGTTTTAGTGCAGAACAAGCGCAAAATTCTATCAATAAGTTATCTGACGGAATAGACGGCTTACCTACAACACTTGATAGCATTGTAGCAAATACAAAAAGGATTGCTTTATTAACTGGAGATTTAGAACTTGCAACGGATACAGCTTTGGCGCTAAATAATGCCTTTCTGGCGAGTGGTTCAAGTGCAGCAGATGCCGAACGTGGTTTAACGCAATATGTACAGATGTTATCAAAAGGAAAAGTAGATGCACAATCGTGGTACACGCTGCAAGAAACTATGGGTTACGCATTGACTAGAACTGCGGAAGCGTTCGGATTTGCTGGAGAATCGGCGCAAAATAATCTATTAGAAGCGTTACAAAGTGGAACTATTACATTCTCTGAATTCAACGCAAAACTTATCGAACTTAGTAATACAACAGGCGGATTTGCTGATATTGCTAAAAACAGTACTTCGGGTATTGCAACGTCCTTCTCAAATATGAGGAATGCTGTTGTCAAAGGTGTAGCAAACGTAATTGATGCAATTGACCAAGCATTAGGCGGTACAGGTACTATTGCGTCACACTTAGACAAAGTGAAAGTCGGAATAAATCAAGTTTTTGACTGGATAGTAAGTGAAATTCCATTGGTAGCTGCAGCAATTCGTTCTGTCAAAGAAGCGTTGGATCCTTGGATTCCATCATTCACAGAAGTTAGCAATATAATTCAAAATCTTTTAGGCGGCGCCATTGCATTTGTACAGCAAGCTTTCGCGAATCTAGTGAATGTATGGCAACAAAACGGTCAGTCAATATTATCTAGCGCCATAACATTTTTTACAGGCGTTTGGAACACAGTGCAAACGGCATTTACAGGTATTTACAACGTTATCAGCGATGTACTAGGTAGTAGGGTTCTACCATTTGTTCAAGAACAATTAGCGAACCTGCAACAATTCTGGCAAGAAAACGGCCAACAAATAATGCAAGCTGTTGAAAATGCCTTCAAATTTATACAAAGTGTTATCGAATTTGTAATGCCTGCAATCAAATTTGTAATCGAAATAGTATGGTCAGCTATTCAAGATATTATTAGTGGCGCTTTATCTATTATTCAAGGATTAATCCAAGTATTCACAGGTATCTTCACAGGTGATTTTTCTCAACTATGGGAAGGTATAAAATCCATTTTTAAAGGTGCTATTGATTTAATTGTGGGTTGGATGTCGCTTTCATTCCTTGGTGGAATCAGAAGGATATTAACAAACTTGCTTAAAAATGGCGTTACTATTGTCAAAAACATGTGGACAAGTATTGTTAACTTTTTTAAGACATTTGCTGACGATGCAGCTAGCAAGGTCTCAGGAATGGCTTCTAAAGTTTGGGAATTTGCCAAGAATATGGCAAATAACTTTATAAATACAATAAGCAATCTAAAAAACAATGTTGTTAACAAATTTTCGGAAATCAAAAATGAAATTATAGACAAAGTAAAATCCATAGATCTTAAGGATATAGGGAAAAACATCATTCAAGGTCTAATAAATGGTATTGGATCTATGGCAAGTGCAGTTGTTGATAAAGTAAAAAGTATCGGAAAAAGCATTTCAAATGGATTTAAAAACGCATTAGGTATTCATTCTCCATCCAAAGTAATGGCAGACATAGCAAAATGGATTCCAGCCGGTATCGGCGTAGGTATTGAGAAAAATGAAAAATCTGCACTAAAAAGTATGAAAGGCTTGGCTGAAAGTTTGACTGACCAAGCGCAGGTCGGAATAGGTGTAACCAATCGATTGAGAGGTGCAAATTTATCACTTGGAAACCTCATTCCTGCTACTATCACAGCAGGAGCAAATGCAATGAATCCTGCATTAAACAATGGTTTTTCAAGCCAGCGTTTTAATAATTTGATCAGTGCTATTAAAGACTTAGCTTCAAGGCCAGTATCCGTGCAAATAGACGGGCGAGAAATTGTTTTTGCAACCGTTGATGATATGTCACAAGAAATAGAATTCAGAGAACAAAGAAATAATAGATTTAAGGGGTGATTCCATGTCGTTCACGTTTAATGGCATAAAAAAAAGTTATGTAAGGGTATTGGCAGGGATTGAACGTCCGGCATGGGCACCGATTGAAGAAGAAATTCTTGAAATACCTGGCCTCCCTGGCGGAGTTATTACTAGCGAAAAGAAAAAAGTAAGAAGGCTTAATGTGCCCATCCGAGTATACAAAAAAGGTTTTGCTAGTTTGGAAGATGTTGAGGAAGATTTAGCAGCATGGCTAGTGACAGACGAACCGAAGCCCTTGACATTCCCTCATAAGCCCAATCGGATATATTATGCAAAAGTTACTGGTGAATTAATACTAGATGATTATCCGCAATGGGGCGAGGGAGTTATTTCTTTTATTTGCCCGGATCCATTCAAATATTCAAACACTATAAAAACAATAGATTTTGCATCCGATCTAGAGAACATTCACAATCTAGGCAGCGTTAAAACGTATCCGATCTTTACGGCAAATGTCAATCAATCTATTACACACCTGGATATCGTTGCTGAAAACGGCTACATGAGGATAGGGCAACCATATGAAGCTGATACAACACCATTTCAGCCAGAGACGATCATTTTAAGTGATTCTATGGGAACACTAGTAGGCTGGGGGGAAGCGACTAGCGTTGATAATGGTTACGTTGCAGGAAGTATTCAAACAGATGGGGCTGCCTTTTATCCAGAATCATTCGGAGCTGTAATAGAGCCGAAAATGTTCCAGGGTCCATCCTTAAAACGATCTCTAAGTGAAAATGTACAGGATTTTCGGATGGATGCATTAATCGAATTGAAAAACTTATCTGGTCAAACGGGTATACTTGAAATTTATTTACTTGATGCTGCTAATAGTGTTGTCGGGAAAATTGGTGTCCAAGACCGATACAACGCAACGGCAGAAACCCGTGCTTTCGCGAGAGCAGGAGATAATGCAACAGGTATATTTTTTGCGAATGAAACAGCGAGGATTAGAGAGTACTGGCAGGATTTTGACGGCATATTGCGAATTGAAAGAATCGGAAATGAGTGGAAGGCTTATTTTGCTGTAATCAAGGACGGCAGACATATTCATATGCGAGGTTCTGACGGAAGTTTATATTATCTGGACGTTGACCAAAAATATATGGCTCAAGTCGCTCAGGTACAAGTTGCCTTTCGAATATGGCCAAATTCTACGCCAGTTCCGATGAAAATAAAAGATATCAAGATATGGCGTATCAACCAGCGAACAGAAAATCGAATTCCTTATATCGCTCATGCTGGCGATGTGATTGAATTTAACCACCAAACAAATGATATTCGGATAAATGGTGAATCTAGAATTGATTTAAAAGATTTCGGAGCGTCTTATTTTCCGCTTGAAAAAGGGGAGAACATTATCCAATATGGACCAGCGGATGCTGTTGATTTAACCATAGAGTGGAGGGAGCGATTTAATTGATACATGTTTTGGATTATAAAACTGAAAAAATATTAGCCACTCTGGATAATAAAGAATCAGCTCCCTTGTTCTGGGATGATAATCACAAGGAATCCCTTAAAGATAATCTAGAAACATTTGATTTTACTATGCAAGCCACAGTTCCCGCAGCTGAGTTTGTAAGCCAACGAAATTTAATTGTTATTTCCGATGAAGATGGTTTTTATCGGGAATTTATTATTTTAGAAACCTATCAATATGACCGAAGAAAAGAAGTCAGAAGTGAAGCTTCTTTTGTGGAGATTGCTAAACAAAAAATCTTGAACCCTGCTAGATTAAGCGGTCAGACCATCATTACAGCAGGTGAATATGTGCTACAAGGTACTGAATGGCAGTTAGGTATAACCGAGTTTTCAGGAAGTCGTACGATCGAATGGAAAGAGCATGTGAACGCTTTAAAAGCTTTACATGATTTAGCGAGTGTATTTGAACTCGAATTGCGGTTTAGAGTGGAGATAAGTGCTAATCGGATTATTGGACGATACGTTGATTTTGTAAATCGGGTTGGGCGTGATAATAAAAAAGAAATCGTGCTTGGTAAAGATTTAATCGGGGTCAGACGGCGAGAGAATAGTGATATCGTTACCGCTTTAGTCGGTCTGGGACCCGAAAGAGAAGATGGAAGCAGGATTATTGTTCGAGTGGAGGATAAAGATGCCCTGCAACGTTGGGGGAAAAATGGCAAACATTTATGGGGTATCTATACGCCAGAAACCGATGATTTAAATATGACAGAAGAACGTTTGACTACACTAACCAGAACCGAATTAAACAAAAGGATAAACACCGCAGTCCAATACGAAGCTGATGTCGAAAGTATTGAGCATATTTTCGGTTTTGAACATGAGAAAGTCCGACTTGGCGATACAGCAAGAATTAAAGATACATCTTACTCACCGCCCTTATATTTAGAAGCTAGAGTAATTGACGTGGAAAGGGCTGTTTCCAATCGGTCTAGGAAAAAGTTTATTCTCGGCGATTTCATTGAATATAGTGAAGATGAAATTATGGCAGTCTATAAGCAACTAAAAGCAAGACTAGACTTAAAGGTGAGTATGTATAAATCGCCTACACCTCCACCACAACCGTACCATGACCAACTATGGATTGACACTTCCAATCCTGATATGGATGTCTGGAAAAGATGGGATGCCGACCTTGGCATGTGGAAAGAGGGTCCAGGCGGTCCAGAAGGACCTCCAGGAGAAGATGGTCAAACCTTTTACACTTGGATAAAATATGCGGATGATGAATTCGGGAATGGAATGAGCGATAGTCCTGAAGGAAAGAAGTATCTAGGGATAGCCAATAATCAAACTTCACCGACCGAAAGTACAAATCCTGCTGATTATACATGGTCTTTGATGTATCAAGAAAATGCGGTTATTCAAGATAATCTGTATAACGGTATTTCGATTGGCAATCAAAATGGATTCGAAGTGATCAGAAGTGATGGCTTAGTCCGAGTGGTCATGAATGCAACGGGTGGGATTCAAATTCAGAGAAGAGCTTCCACAACAGATGCGTGGACCGATGTCTTTTTCGTAGATACGAATGGGAATTTAAAGCTTGTCGGGAATATTGAAACACAACCGAAAGCGGCAAGTATGGGAGGCACGACCGTTCGGGATTCTGGGGTTGTGGTGGTACACCCTACTTATAGCAACCCTACTATGTATATGGAAAACGGATTTTTCAGAGTTGTCGGCGGATTATTTGAATCGTATCTTGGCGAAAAGGGTCTTGGATTAATGGAAGAAGACGGTTCATTCATACTTCAGTTTCCTAGTGTGGTAGTGGATTCATCTAAAGGGTTAAATATCAAAAATCAAGGAAAAGACATTACGTTAGAAACTTTGGACTGGTATTTGGAACAGACAGCCCTTCTTCGCCTTTATAATTCTGGTGCGATTGATATTGATAGTAAATCCCAGCCGACCCGAATGTATGGAAACCTTTATCAATATGGGAATCTTTATGCTTATGGACAGGTTCAGTTTTTAGGTTCTGAACCAGTTACGAATCAAACGGAAGAAGGTTCATGTGGTACATCTGGGTATAATTTCAGTGGTACGACTACAGGTGTTTTCGCTGGAAGCATGATTAATTTCCGCACGAAGAAAACCTATATTCCAAGCAGTATTTCTTTAACGGTGTTTCCTAATACTGGTACGAATCATGGTAAATCACCAAGCGTAACGGCAATAACGGATGATGGGTTCTGGTTATATCTAATTGGTGATGGGGTTCAAAATTGGAGATATTGGCGTGGAACCTACCGAGCATAGAAGGGTGGCTAGTTGATTGATTAAAAGTTTAATAGATAAAAAATTAACCGTTCGATGCGAAAATTGTGGAAAAGAAACCGAATATAATGTCATGGGAAAAATGATGAAGTTTATAAAAGAGTTTGGGGAGTATGAGAATTTCCAAGTCCAATGTGAATGTGGGACGATCACCATTATTAATATGAATATTCCAGTCGATGATGTGGATGAAGATATAGCAACGGGCGAAATTCCTGTCGAGGAAGAGATATCCCGTCATTATATCAGAATCTTGCAACGTGAGATTCGGGAGGATTTTATAGCGAGTAAAAAGGGGAGTCCATAGATGGACTCTTATTTGTTTTGAGGATGGTGTCTATCTTGGAACAAAACGAAAGAATTGCCACATTAGAAGCCCAACTAGAACAATTTGCGAAGAGTTTAGACAGAATTGAAAAGAAACTTGACAATTTCGGAACCAATTTTATCACCAGGAATGAAGCCGACATCCGATTTAAGAATGTCGAAGAGGAACTAAAAGAAATCAAGGAAAACAAAAAGGCGAATAATGCCTTTGTTGTCAGCGTTTTTTCGATTGTTGTTTCTGGGGTCATTGGGTTAATCAATCTATTAACGAAATAAAGGAGAGGATTTGAATGTTTGAATTAGCGCTTATTATAGCTGTTGTGTTGGCACTTACCGAGTTTGTGAAACGTTTAGAGGTTATTAATACAAAATACTTGCCTGCTGTATCTCTTGTACTAGGGTTACTGGCGGGTATTTTTTATGTCGGCGGAACTGTTGAAGAGAAAATCATGTACGGTTTGATGATTGGTTTGTCTGCGGCTGGTCTTTTTGACCAGACCAAAATTGTGACTAAAGGGGATGACAAGTGATGCAGATCGAAAAGCCAAAACTGGCTTTTAAGGGCAAACTTACTCCGATTAAAAAAGTAAATAAGGTGGTTTGCCACCATCCTGCGCACCCAACGTGGGGCATTATGGAGATACACAATTATCACAAAAACTCTAAAGGATGGGCAGGCATAGGGTACAACTACTTAATTTGCAAAGATGGCCGTATCCAAGAGGGAAGAGGGAAAAATGTAGGGGCACATTGTTCGGGGCGTAATAGCGATACGCTAGGAGTTTGCTTTCAAGGTGATTTTGATAAGCAACATATGACGGATGCACAGGTTAAGGCTGGCGGATGGTTGATCGCTAAACTAATCAAAGAGCATGGATTGCAGATTAATGATGTGCTTGGCCATCGTGATTTAGCTGCTACTGCTTGCCCTGGTAAAAACTTTAGGATGGCAGATTTAAAGGCCGAGATATTATCAAACTTAAATCCTAAAACAAAAACATCTGAAAGGAAGTTGAGCGGAATGAAACCAAACTGGAAAGATTGGCAGTGGAAAGAAGCTGCAGAAATCTACAAAAAAGCAAGAGTAAAGGGTATTTTATCTTCGAATGAGTGGGAAAAGAAGGCTGCAGCCAAGAATCTGACGTTTGATGAGATTGAGTACCTTAATTTGGTGCTTAATGGCCGATTGTTGTAAAAGTTAAAGCCCTTACTCTTTTTGAGTAGGGGCTTTTTTGCTTATAGAGAATTTTTGTAATCTTCAATTTGCTTATAAGTCCATATCGGACCGGATGCTAATTTTCTAAGCGGTGCTGGGAATGTTCCTCTTGAAACATACGTGCTTACTTTTCTCTTATCCCAGCCTAACATTTCTGCGGCTTCTGCTAAACCAACTAGTGGTGGTATTTCTTTATTTGCATTCTCAGTTCTTATAAGACCATTCTCGTCAAAAAAGTTTTGAAGAAATCCAATTTGTTCAAGTGCAAATTGTTCCGTCGCAATGCGGGAAGCAAACTCAATTTCTTGTACCGTTTTAATTTGTTTGTCATCATGAGTTTGATAATAAAGGTTATCCCCTAATTTAACTGCCCAAAATTGCCAAGGCGTTCCGTCCATGTGCTTTCCTTCTTCTTTAACTAAAGTGTACTCATTAATTTTCATTTTAATCACCCTTCTTGTTTTGTTGACTTTATCATACAACAATCTGTATGATAAAGTCAACAGTTTATAAAAACTTTTTATATTAAAAAATAACCCCTCAATCAAGAGGGGGTTGCATGTTTAACAAATAATGCTCAAGTAGCTTTTCTACTTTATTACGAATGTTGAGATTGTAATAATTATGAGGTTCTTCGTAGCCGTTGTAGAAAAAAGTATACATTGTGAAGGCTTCATCTCTTGTTTTTTCAAAGACCTTCATATTGCCTTTTTTCATTTTTAACTTTACTTCTCTAAGTTCTTTCTGAACAGCGATCATCGTTTTTTCAATTAGAGCCAAATAGGGTGGTTTGAGTTTAAAAGGTAACTGCTCAAACAATTGCCTATCTCTCTCTAAAACAGTTAAGAGCATAGGCAATAAAATGGATTGCTCCATGATTTTACGATCGTCATCAGGTATATGCATCAAAACCACCTCCTTTAACTAAATTATACAAACATTTGTTCGAAAATCAATTGAAATAGAATGTATGTTCGTATATAATATATAGAAAATACGCTATTAAATGGAAAGAAGGGGAATGAGATGTACTATTTTGACGAACAACCATCACGAACAGAAAGAATTGAAAATACTGAAAATGAGATTTATAACATCATCAAACAACATATTAATAAAAATAAAATTTCCCCATCAATGGAAGAAATCAAAAGGAAATCAAATTTGGGATCTAAAAGTACTGTGCTTAGTTATATGCATAGGTTAAAGAAAAAAGGATTAATCGACTGGCAACCTAAAAAAGCGAGATCCATTTCGTTGATTAACCAAGATAACTAGCATGTTCAAAAATAAACCGCCTCGTAATGAGACGGTTTATTTTTTATGTACAGTAGCACGGATAAAGCCTGGGGGATGATCCAAAATGCTGGATTGGGGTATGTGTTGATACAAGTATCCCCACTCATTTTAAATGTTCTCAAACAAGTTGGAAATGCTGTTTAAAAATTCATAAGGACAATAAGGTTTGTCCGATTCATGTCCTATTATTCACTTGTTTTAATTGTTCTTTATTTTAAATAAAACTATAAAACTACTGATTTAATAACATCAAAACTCCCTAATATCCTTACTTTT